TGTCTAAATTTCCTGATGCTAATGTTCACGAAGACTCACTGGCCCGGCTTCTAGAATCTGATAAATCTTTAACACCAGAAGCTGCGTATTTTAAGTTAAAGAGTTTCTTTCTAGAGAGAAATCTAGATTGGAACACTCCTCTGGAAGCCCACGCTCAACAAGAGCAGCAGCGGCAACAGACTCCAGAAGTTAATACGCAACAATCGCTTCCTTCTGGTGGGAATGTTCCCGTCCAGAATGTTACAGACACAGCAGATATTGCTGATGTTGGAACTTCATATGATGACATCATTCGTCAGAGTATGAGAGATGCAAACATTCAGATCTAGGAGTAAAAGATGGCAAGCACCCCAATCGCAACCGTCTTGAATTCCACGCTGACTCGTTCGCGTAAGAAGCTGATCATGGCTTCTATTAAGTCTAACGCTCTTATGGCTTGGGCTTTTGCGAACAATCGGGTGGAGTTTGAAGATGGTGGTCACGAGATCACGAATCCGTTGACTCTCGGACGTAACCCAAACATTTCGTCGTACGAATACTACGACGAACTGCCGATTGCTCAAACTAGCGAATTCGACACAGTTACTTATAACTGGTCGCGTGTTGCTGGTTCTGTAGTAATCTCCGACCAAGAAGAAGATGAGAACCGTGGTACGGCTGAAATCTTTAAATTGATGAAAGCCAAGATTGATGTCTTGGAAGAGTCAATTAAAGAGAAGTTCAGTGCTTATCTTTATGGTTCTTCTGCTGGTACGGACCCAAATGGTATTTCTACGCTAGTTCCAGATGATCCGACGACAGGTACGGTTGGTAATATCAATCGTGCTAATGAAAGCCAGTGGCGCACATCGGCTTATGACTTCAATGGTAACTTGGACTCAACGAACATTGAAGAAGCCTTTGATGATATGCTCATGGATTTGACGCTCAAAGGAGACAAGCCTGACTTGATCCTTTGTGGTCGTAATCTCTATCGGCACTATCGTACCGCAGTGCGGGATAAAGTTGTTATCAACTTGTCCGAATCTAATTCTGGCAAGAAGATGATGGACTTGGGATTTGCTGGCGTAAAACACCAAGCGATTCCAATGCTTTACGATGAGGATTGCCCTGTTAACAAGGCTTACTTCATCAACAGCAAGTACATTCGCTTGCACATTCTGAAGCATGTCAACATGAAGGTAAAAGAGCTAGTCGCCCCTTGGACGATTGACGCTCATGGACGCCGAATTGTTTGGCAAGGTCAGTGGTGCTTGTGGAAGGCTTTCCGCACCCATGCAGTTCTTATTAACTCGTAATATGGAGGTTGAAGGGGATGTCAAATATTAGACCTCGTTATGAAGTACACAAACTAGAAGGCAAAGTTGAACACGAAGTCTTTAAGATGCGTGTTGACGATGATGGTAAACCTTCGGGCGGCTTCGAATCTGAAATAGTAAAAGAAGATGCTGGCTGGATGGTCTACTTTCCTAACGGAGCTTCTATCCGTGTACGCGATGAACCAGAACTAAAGCGCCTTGGTTTCGATAAGAGTGCTGACCTGATTGATATGGACAGCGGCGATGTCGTTGGAAGTACGGGTCAGACTTCTCTTAAAGCTAGATCGGAACAACTAACTAGTCGTGGACGAAAGACTCGTCCATCAGTCATACAGACCGCAGATAATGGAGAATAATTATGTCTAGGGTCATTCAAGATTATCACCCGCGTTCCATTAGCCAGTATGTTCCTAACATGGAATTTGCTGCTGATGTAGTAGGTGATGTGCATATTGTAGCACTCGGAAGTCCGGCTGCTGCTGATGCTGACGGTATTTGGGATGGAGTAAGTGCTACTAATAGTGACACTTCTTATACAAGTTCCGACTTTAAGAACACCTTTGATGGTAGTTCTACGTCACTAACCTCAACTTCTGGCATGATCGACGCTACTTATGGTCGTTGTCTTACTGCTACGGGTTCCGGTGGTTCAAACCATGTATGCACGATCTCTGGTCGTGACTATCTTGGTCAACGGATGCAAGAGAGTCTTACTCTCTCCGGGACTACTGTTATTCACGGCAATAAGGCGTTTAAGTACGTTGATTCCATAGCTATTGCTTCTGGAGCAGCCAGTGATACTGCTGATATCGGTTGGTCGGATCGTCTTGGTCTTCCTTATAAGGCCCAGAAGATTCTTTCTTACACCGAGAACGATGTAAGTATGCCTGTTGATCCGGTAGAAGTTGCTGTTGAAGTAGATGCAACCCGATTCGCCGCTGGAACCGATTGCGTGGTTCCTTCGCCGGTAGCTGGACAAATTACTGGAGTTAATTCAGTAGTTACTACTGCTACTTCGGGAACTTCAACTGCTACTGTTGTAGTTGGTTCTACAGATGTTGGTGGACTCTCTATCGTAATTGCTGGTTCTTCGGGAGTTGCAACTACAGATAGTGACACAGCAACTACTGATGACGATCAAGCAACGAGTACTGTCGCTAAGTATGGTGCTATGGGGATTTCTCCCGATAGTACTCCTAGTGGTGGTGCCGCCAACTACTTCGTCACGGTAGAACCGCTCACGTTTGTAGCTGGACCTGATACCGACCCACAAACTGCGACAACGGAAGACCCGCGAGGGACTATCCTTGTCACTACAGATTGTGATGGCAGCAATGCCTATGAGGTTCGTTACAACGTAGACACCGCTGATCTTCACGGTGTTGAGCAGTATAACGGCTAATTAGGCAGGGTGGGGATGTTTAGCCTCCCCTTCCATCCCCACCCACTTAATTATGGCAACATTAGCCCAATTAGTAACTAGAACCGCTGACCGTCTTTCGATGGTCGCGGGTACTGGTGTTCAGGTATACGCAGAAGATCGTATAGCTGAAATGATCCAACATAAATTTGATGTGCTATTTGATGAAGTCTTCTGGCCTCAGTTTATGTCTTGGGAAGAATTAACTCTGGATGGTACGCTTGGAATCGTCACCACGGATCTAGCCAGTAAAGTCAAAAGATTCGATGATATTAGAGTCGTATTTGCAGACAACTCTAATACTCCACTAACAAAGTTAGCTGGACTTACCACTAATCCATTCGAATTAAGTGGCACAACTCCTGTTCACTATGAGCCACTAGGAGTTGGCAGTACTTACAAAGCCTCAAGAGTATTCCAAGTATGGCCTAAAGCATCTACTGGAAAGATCATAGTCCAGTATAGAACCAAGCCAGACACATTTGTTAGTACTGACGAAATAGACTTTGATGATCAGGCACTCATTCTTGGATCAGTATTCGACTATCTAGAAGATGACGGTACTAATCCTAATGCTAGTCAGAAGTTCCAACTGATGTTTGAAGCCAGAGTTAAACAGTTGAAGAACCTGTTCAATGCTGCACCTATCAGCCTTGATCCTGTTACTTCTCTACCTAATAGCTTTACATTTACTGAATTACCAACGTAATGGTTGATACATTCCTATTCCCTAAAGATAGAAACATACGGCGATCTAATAATCTATTAGACGCAACCATTCGAGATTTCTCTGGTGGATGGAATGTTATTGATAACGATCTAAACCTTACTACTAAGTTCAGTAAGATTCTCCGTAACATGCAGCGGAATGAAGATGGATCAAATGCTGTTAGACATGGAACCAAGTTATTCGCTGATACTTCTGAACACCTAGATGCCATCATCGCCTGTGAATATTACTCTGGCAGTATTATATGCGTAGGTAAAAATGGGAAGCTAGTTAGAGTTGATAGTGCAGGGAATGTATACGAAATCTGGTCAGATGCTTGGGCCAATGGCCTTCCAGGAAATCCTGATGGATGGGCTACTGGATTAACTTTTGCCTCGTTCGCAATATTTAGTGGCTCATTGATAGTAGCAAATGGAATCAATAAGCCTCTTATAATTAACTCTGGTCTAAGCTGTGAATACTTAAATGATCCAGCTAATGGATCTAATGCTAATACGCCTATAGCCAAATATTTATTGGCTCATGGACGGTATTTAGTAATGGCCGGTGATTCAGCAGCACCAGACCGTATTCATATATCTTCTACAGATACATCTGGTGT